GAACTTTCACCAGCTCCACGTTGTAGGGTTTGAGAGTTAGTACTATTAGACCTGTACACGCCCACTGCACCGCCACCATACCAGCCGCCTTGACCACCAGTATTATTTACATCGCCATTAGACGCTGTCCCTCCCTGCCCGTTTTGACCCGTTAAACAGCCAAAACCGCCGTTAGCGGTTAGCGTGGCTGACAGCCCTGTACCAGCAACTGTTGAGTTGCCTCCGTTGCTTGCACTCGCGTTATTCACAGAGCCTAATCCTCCTGAGCCTATAACAACTGTAAAAGAGCCAGAGGTAGTGACAGCCAAAGAGTTCTTTTTGCAATACCCAGCAGCACCACCAGCGCCACCGTTACCACCGCCGAGTCCACCGCCACCAGCACCAATAACATGTATACAAATGTTCCCGTCAGCGGGTGGAACCCATGTTTGTGATGAAGTTAATGCTATGTTTACTGGTAGAGAACCGCCACCGCCACTACTTATAAAATCTGTAAAATTACTCATGCTATTGCCCACCCTACTGTAGAGTTTGTATATATAAATTGAATTGAAAGATATGCGCTGTCGAGTGTCATGTCAGTACCACTGCTCATTATGTTTGAGCCGTTGCGACCAATCACTGTGTTGACAAAGTTACCAACAGTCACCAAAACTCGCTGGCCTATCGTTGGGCTTGCAGGGAGCGTTATGGTCTTCCCTGCTGAGCTTACGTATACGTGTGTGTTTACTGTTGCTGTTAATGACGTAGCTGTCACGACTGAGGTTATGCCAACTGCTATAGCTTCTGAGGCAATCTTGTCTGCTGTGACTGCATCATTGGCTATCTTCGCTGTGGTTACATTCGCATCTAGTAGCTTGGCAGTTGTAACATTTGCATCTACTATCTTAGCCGTAGTTACCGTTCCGTCATCAGGGGTGCTTACAGAAACAATAACAGCGATTGCCGCCATTACTTCGATTAACACACCGCTTGGTGGAGCTGTACTAAAAGTAATAGCAGTACCAGCAATAGAATAGTTTGACTTACTTTGGTAAACACCATCCCAATAAACCGAAGTGTTATTCTCAGGAGTAGTAGAGGATAGGGTGAACGCAGTAGTCGAACCGTTACCTGTGAACTGATTTAACTTAAACTCAGTAGATGCTTCTACAGGAGCAATAGTAGCTGCTGTAATTTCAATAGCTGCACTGGTTGCTGGGGCCTCTGAGAACGTAAGGACATTATCTACAATACTGTAAACTGTTTTGTTCTGGTACACACCATCTATGTAGACTAGCGTGTTGTCTTCAACAGGGCTTGATGAAAGCGTGTAAGCAGTAGTAGAGCCGTTGCCTGTAAAGCTATTAAGCTTGAGGTCAGCAGCACCGCCACCAATCTCGCCCCACTCTGTGGAGTAGCCTTCAAACTTACCTTCAGTAGTGTTGTAGCGGAACATCCCCGCTGCTGGAGAGCCTTCACGCTGCCCTGTAGTACCTGCGGCAACTTTCAAAGAGCCAGTGTTGTTCAGTACAAGCGCACCAGTCATTGTGCCGCCAGATTTAGGCAAAGCATTAGTAGCTAAAGTACCTTGTGCTGCTGTCGCATAATCTGACGAATCAAAGGCTTTAACTTGAGTAAGATTAGTTACCTCGCTGTCCATCAAAGCACCAGCGGCTGTTACGTTAGTAGCATCAGTTACATCGGCACTAGCTTCAATTCCATCTAGCTTTGTGTGGTCAGCATTAGTAAAGTTATTCTGTGACAACTCACCATCTTGGATTGTATAAGTGGTGTTGTTATCAGTACTAGTAATTGTAAAGTTTGGATAAGTACCAGAAATGCTAGTGGCACCTGCACCTGTAAGAGCAACCGTCTGGTCAGCTTGAGAAGCCGTAGCAAAGGCTGACGATGCTGCTGTTGCTGCTGTCCCTAGCCCTAAGTTTGTTCTAGCTGTAGTAGCACTTGCTAAGTCACTTAGGTTGTTAGAGGCAAGTAAGCTTCCAGTAGAAGAAGCATAGGCTGCTACCCAATTAGAACCTTCGTACACCTTCATCACATCGGAAGTCGTGTTGAAGTAGAGCATTCCGGCTGCTAACGAATCACCATCGTTATCGGCTGATGGGTCACTGGACTTTTGTCCCAAGTAGCGATCATCGAAAGAATCAAAGGCAGCTAGTGCCGCATCTTTTGCAGCTACCGCAGCAGTCTTAGAAGTCTCTGCGTTAGTTGCGCTAGTTGATGCTTCGCTAGCTTTAGTAGTAGCTGTAGTAGCACTGGCAGCAGCGTTAGTGGCTGATGTGCCAGCGGCAGTAGCTTGATTAGTAGCAGTAGTCGCAGAAGTAGCAGCGTTAGTCTCTGCGGTCTCTGCGTTAGTTTCAGCAGTCTCAGCGTTAGTCTCTGCAGTTGCAGCAGCAGTAGCAGACGTAGCTGCATTACTGGCTGAAGTAACAGCTTCGCTAGCTTTAGTAGTGGCTGTGGTAGCACTAGAAGCAGCGTTAGTAGCTGAAGTACCTGCAGCAGTCTCTGAGTTAGAGGCGTTAGTAGCTGAGGTAGCTGCAGCAGTCTCTGAGCTAGAAGCATTGGTAGCTGACGTAGCAGCTTCACTAGCTTTAGTAGTAGCTGTGGTAGCACTAGTAGCAGCATTTGTTTCACTAGTACTTGCAGCAGTAGCTTTAGTAGTAGCAGTAGTTGCACTGGCTGCTGCATTAGTCTCAGCAGTCTCAGCGTTAGTCTCTGCAGTCTCTGCATTAGTTTTTGCAGTAGCTGCACTAGTCGCTGAAGTAGCTGCATTGCTAGCTGAAGTAGAAGCCTCCCCTGCTTTAGTAGTTGCAGTCGTTGCACTAGTAGCAGCATTAGTCTCACTAGTAGAAGCATTAGTAGCTGACGTAGCAGCTTCGCTTGCTTTAGTAGTTGAAGTAGTTGCGCTTGTAGCGGCATTAGTTTCACTAGTACCTGCAGCAGTCTCTGAGTTAGAAGCATTAGTAGCTGCTGTAGAAGCCGTTGTTGCAGAGTTAGAGGCATTAGTAGCTGAGGTAGCTGCACTGGTTACAGCAGAAGAAGCAGTAGTAGCTGATGTAGAAGCATTAGTAGCTGAGGTAGCTGCATTACTTGCGGAACCTTCTGCATTAGTTTCTGCTAACTCTGCAGCAACTTGGGCTTTCTTAGCTTCCGATGCAAAAGATAAAGCATCTGCTATTTCTGCTGGGCTTCCTACACTAAAGTTACCACCCTCTGAAGGATTGTTTACTAAGTTAGAACTCTCTAGGGGTGTATATTCAATAGCCATTAGCCATCTCCTTAAAATTGAGCAGTGTTAGAATAGGTCTGGACATAAGAACCGCCTCTAGTTTTTCTTTGTACTTCCTCAGCATTTAATTCTTGTATGTCTTTTAGTTGCTGATCTTTAAACTTAGCAGCTCTTTCGTCTTCACCTACGTAGTCAAAAGCATGAGCTACAGCTCCCCATAGTAAAACTCTTTCATTACTATCTCTTAACCAGTTAGGCACTTCTTTACCTACGTAATAGTTTCCGCTACCAGTAGGGAACTCTACAGAGCCTGTAACACTTTGAGTAGAAGACTCAGCTAAACCAGCATCTATGTTTGTTTGGTTAACAACATAGGCAGCGTTAGTATCTTTAAGCCTTCTGTAGTAGTACAACTCGTACACATCACCAAGCTTTGCCGCAGGGTAGAACACTAGGTTTGAACCCTTACGTGCATAAGACTCTTGCTGATGCTGGTAATCTTTATCTTGCATAGCTAGTAATGATATTCTTTCATCAAATACAAAGCTGTTACCTTCAGCATCTACTTTTCTAAACTGGATAATCTCTGACAAGTCTGAAGGTACTGTTAATTCTGTCTCACCCACAGCACTAGATCCCACAGCTCCATAGCTGAAGGTGTGCTCTAAAGGTGGTATTCTTAGCTTACGGTAGCAGAAGTCTGCTGAGTAGTCTATGAAGTCTTCTATTAAAGCATCTGTTAAAATATTAGAATCTCTGTTTACCCATGTTCTAACTTTTGCAACTAAGGCATCGTATAGTGGAGTTGACATTTATTGTCTCCTGTTGTTAACCACGACCCCTTGATACACTAGATGTTAAAAGACCGGGGTACTCTGATTTTATAATTCTTTTTAGTTTAGCAACGTCTTGCTTGTTGCTCATAAACTCTGATTCATTTAAGTTTAAACCATGCTTAGTTAAAATCTCAATAGCAACAATATCTGGTATGATTGCAAAAGATCTATAGTGCGAAGCGTCACCTCGTCCTTGGGTTTCACGGGACTCTTTGGCAAACTTTAAGTATTCACCTACGTCTTGTACTACTTCAAACTTACTTGACTCAGTACCGACTTTCATATTATTGTTATTCATTTTGCCTCCAATAGGTAAAAAGAAGGGGCCCCCTTTAAGGAGCCCCTAATAGTCTTAGAGATTAAGTTCCACCAAGACCTACAATCAAACCACAACCCTTAGGGTTCATTACTGCAAGGGTACATTCTTCCACGATCTGACCAACAGTGCTATCACCTTGCTGACCGACTTCAGTTTCCTGAAGAGGACGAAGAGTAGCAATCTTGAACATAGCGGGATCATATACTAATGCACAGTAGTTAGCAGCGTTAGTAGCAGCATCAGAACCAGTGTTATGAGCTAGGCCCATAATGTAGTTAGGTACAATACGGATCTCACCGAAATCACTATCAAACAACTCAATGCTCTGACGCAGCTTACCAGTGTCATCAACATTACGTACAGTGTTGTTACCAGTAGCGTGAGCCTTAGAAGAGAAAGTACGCTTGTTTAATGGAGAAGTCATAAGAGTAGTAGCCTTACCACCCTGCTCGTAGATAGCTTGCATCATGTCATCAACGTGGCTTAACTCAATATCATTGAGGTTAGCGTCTGCGTTTCCACGTACAATAGTACCAGCAGTACCAGTACCTTGAGCGTTGGTAGCTACAGCAGTATAAGCTGCTGTCTCACCAGCGTTTACAACGTTAGCAGTGTAGTTGATGTATGCTTGGTAGCCACCCATCTTACGAGTAGAAGTAGAACCATCCTTAGAGTGGAAGCTGTGAACCAGATCCAACTCAAGGTCACGGCGTAGTTCAGTACCACGCTTCTTCAACTGGTAAGCATATTCATCAGCAACACCAGCCTGATCAATAGCTCGCTTAGAGCCAGAAACTTGAACAGTCTTAGAGTTGATCTGAGTATAGTTACCTAGACGAGTACGGTCACCACCAGCAGCCTGAGCGCCTGCGATAGTAGCGAAGGTAGAACCTTCAGCAACAGCGCCGGAACCGGGTGCTACTAGCTCATCAGTCTGCCACTCGTGATAAATAGCTTTAGCTGAAGTCTTGCCAATAGAAGACATGAATGGAGTCTCATCACGAGAAATCATCGAGATGAAGTTACCTAGGTCTTCCTTCTCAGAAAGACTACCAGTAGTTACAAAATTTGTTGCAGCCATTATTAAATTTCCTTATATATTATATTAAATCTATTTTTGTTAGCTGAACTTGCTTAATGACTTTAAGAATGCTAATTGAGACGCTTCGTCAGATTGACCAGACAGCACACTATCTCTAAGTGCAGATTGATCACGGACTTTACGTTGACTTGCAGTTGACTTACGTTTAGTTGGGATACCTTTAGCCTTAGGGGCTGCCTTTCGTTTAGCAGAACCACTTGAGGTTTTCTGCTTAAGTCTGCGATAATCATCTACAAACTTAACAACGTTAGCATCCATAATGATATCAAGGAACTCTTGAGGCACACCTTCATCCAGAGCAAACTTCCGCACAGCTTCAGAGTCGAAGTCAGGTAGGACAGTTTTAATATCCTCTTCAAACTTACCCATTAACTCATCTACTTGTGCTTGGAACATTTCTTGTTGCTGGGTTTGCACAGCTCCTACTAAACCTTCACGCTTATTACGTGCTGCCCAGTAATCTTTCTGTGCTGTTTCTCGTTTGTCCTTGAGCTCATTTAGCTCATACGTATCACCGTCTTCACGGGCTTTTGCAATTTTAGCTTCTATGTCATGGAAGTTTTTAGCTAGCGAATCTTCTTGTTGTTGAAGTTGCGTACTTAAAACAGTCCCAAGTTCGAGAGCTTGATTAGTCTTTTCGGAATATTCTTCCTTAAGTTGTTTCTCAAGATCACTAACTTCTCTACCCTTCTTAGACAAGTGTTGGTCTGTAGCAAAACCTTTACGGAGTTCAGACAGAGTTAAGTGTTTAACTTCTCCATCTACTTTGACAGGGATTTTATAGTCCCAGTCAATATCATCTTCAGAAGGTAAATCGTCATCTTGGGTAGAATCATCTTCATCCTCATACTCTTCATCTTCTTCAGCGTCTGCTTCATCGCCATCGGTATCGTCTTCATCTGTGTTGTCATCGGGGATTTCATCATCCACAGAATCTTCCGGGTCAAGTATAGATTCATCATCATTTGGTAGAGACTCCTCCTCCTCTTCGCGCTCAAGGCCAAGTGCTGCGCCCATGGGCCCTAAAGGGACTGGAATGTCATCGATAGACTGACCATCTTGACCAGCATAAAAACCAGCGTCATCCGAACGGGTAGAGGCTGTAGTGTTTTTGTTGCTCATAAATTGTTATCCTGTATTAGTCCTATTTAACCGCGTCCTTCTTCTTAGGCGCTCGGGTTTCTTTCTCAAGTTTCTTTAACTCTTCTAAAGCATTACAAGCATGTACAAAAGTTTCTGCATGGAACCGGGCTTTGCCGGGGCCTGATGCTAGTTCTTTTACCATAGCTTTGATAGTGCCTTCTGTAGCTAGGATTGCCTTAGCCAGTAATGGGTTATCCATCAGATATCTCCTTCTTGAGATTTATTGTAGTCTATCGTCTCTTGGTTAAACCCGTAGGTTTCAACGTTAATAAGACGTTCTTTAACGGAACCTAATGCCATAGCTACGTGGTATAAGTACTCACGTTCTTTTACGCAGTGGGGTTCTGTGACTAACCATTGAGTAAACAAATCTACAACGATGTCAGAGTAAGCTTCAGTAAAGAACTCATCTCTTTCTTTTCTTGCAAATATTGCTCGGGTTAATGCTTGTTGAGAATCTCCAAACGGGTTAGCTTTATACTCACCTGTCTGTTGATCCATCTTAGGTTTAAACTTACGTTTAGCACCTTGTTTATACTTATCCACTATATCTCCTCGGGTTAGTGTCTTAAGTTGAAGGGCCCGTCTGGGCCCCTCAGTAGATGAAAATCACCTCCTACATCATACCTCCACCGCCTTGACCTAAGAACGATTGAATAGCTTCTGGTGTCAATCCTTGACCTTGCATCTCTTGTTGCACAGGAGGCTGTTCAGGTTTCTTAGGTTCTTGATTACTCTTCGGCTGGGTCATTGTTTGCTGAATTAGAGACTGAGCTAATCCGTACATTTCTTGTACGTCAGGTTGGATAGGTTGCTCCGAACCATCTTTAGCTGCAGATAAACTTAACTTTGCCCATTCTTGATATGATTTATCCAGAGCCACAACAAGCTGCTTAAGGTTGTCTTGAATAGCATTCTGGGACTGCACATTAGTATAGTCTACATTAGCTTGATCAAGAGCAATTTTAGTTTGCGTAGTAACATCAGCAATACTCTTTGCCTCTTCTGCTTGTTGTTGTTCCTTCTCTTTATCTTTCATTGCGGAATCTTTGTACTCATCGGAAGTGTAGTCTACTATGTAGTCTAACGGATCTTCGCCTAGTGCCTCAATGGTTTTAAAGGCAATGACTGCTGGTGCTGTGGGATTTATGGCCCCTTTGTACCCAGCTCCCATAAGAGCAGGTAAAACTTTCTCACCAATCATTGACATTTTACTTAGGATAGTACTATTACTAGCGTCACCAACGTCAGCTTCTACTTGCAACATCATGTTGTCAGGCAGTTCACTAATGTTAACTGTGCCGTAAAAATCATTACGATCGTAGTATCCCATCTTTTGTCCACGCATTTCTTTAGTCATCGTCTTATACACACCTTCACAGAGAGCGGCTAAGCCTGTTTCCATGAATCTTCTGGCGATATGCTGGATGCGTGTTTGTGCTGCTGATTGAACAGCCGATACTTTCTGTTCGGAGTTACCGGACACATAGAGAGTATCATTAAGCCCTTGTGCTGCCTTAGACAAACCATTGGCTTGCTCTTTATGCTGCTGCAGGAACTCAAGTAAAGGTACCGTACCTGAAGATAAAGCCTCTGGTGGCATGTTGTGAACAGCCATTGCAGGGTTACCGTTGGTAGGTACAATTTGTTTTGGTTTCATATTCTGTAATGCAGAAAAGTCTACCACGTTAGGATCAGCTAGCTTAGGAGAGTAGTTAGTTAAATAAGTATTCTCAACAAAGCCACGCAAGATAGCTGTAGATGCTAGAGTAGAAGGTCTAGTCATGTCAGCCATAGACAGTCCAGCCCACTCGTGTGGGATATCAAAGGCCTTAAGCTCGCATATCTGGATAGAGTCAACATCTTCTTCGAATAAGATATTATCATTAATAGTAATGAATCTCTTTAACTCGGAGATACCATCACCGTCACGATCTACCCGCATCCAACACTCTAACACAGAAACAACTTGGTTAGCTTCACTGTTACTGTTCTGCCCAAAGCTATGATTGCTTAAGCCTACTGAGGTTCTTCGTGCAGCCTTCTCGTTATTAATAGCCTGTGCAAAGGTATAGGTACTGTTAGTAGTATCCCAATCTATATTCTCAGAGTGATCAGGGTACTGCTTACGTATCTCTGAGCGAGTCATCTCTGTGCGTAGACCAACAAAGGAGGCATCATCTATGGAGGAAGCGCCTTGGCTAATAAGGAAAGACTCAGGTTCTATATTACGAATCTTAACTCCACTCTTATTAACAGTACGCTTAACACGAACATTCTCGTATACACCACCTGCATTAACGTATAGGTCACCTACTACTTCTACTTCAGGATCAGACAATAACATGTCTAAGGATTCTGTAGTAATCTCATCAAACTCTTGGAAAGTAAACTCGTAGTCTTCTACAAACTCCCAGACAACCGCTGCGTTCTTCCATAGAAGAGCAGACTTAATCCAAGTATTAATAAGCTCCCAACCTTTGTTCTTCTTAAAGATACAATAGTTAGTTACATCAGAAGCTACTCTTGCTTGGTGTACACCCATAGCAGTTTGTGAGTATGGTATAAACTTTGCTAGTTTTTTATTATTCAATAGCAATTCAGAAAGAACTGCTGAGTACCCTTCGATAGCCTCTACGGTATCTGAGGATACAATCTTAGATACACCCTGTGGGGTTAAGTGCCCAATAGGCTGCATCGCATATTCGTAAGTAGCCTTTTCTCTTTCGTCTGATAGATCAGAGGAGTCAAGGAAGTTACCTTGAGAGCCTGCTACTTCTGAGTTAATAATTGTAATCAACTCTTCATCTGTTACTTGTTCCATATAACCGTCAGGCTCATTCATGTTACAGTATCCTCTTAAGTGGATTAGCACAATCCATCAATCAATCAATTAGTTAAAAACGGGTTCCTATAGCTTCTCTTTCCCGAGACGTGTATGTCACCTTAAACCGAAACGTCAGTTGGAGGACTAATGGGGAAACTTGTACAACTACAGCCAACTAGTATGATCCTCCTCATACTGTTGATTTTGAAAGCCTACCCTGTTGGAGATCAATCGATCTCTATGGGTTCTTAGGACTTCAAAGGCTATAGCTGTTGCAATTACAGTATCATCATGTCCACCTGTAATAGCGTTGGTACGACCATTCGCATCAGCCACGTAACTCAAACACTCTTGAATAATCCGAGGGGACGCAAGATTGATATCATCATTCTCAATTGCGTTCTTAAGATGCGCCACGATCATGGGTTTAGTAGCTTGCGTTGTACGCCAACCAAGTCGGCTGCCTTCCTCATTAGACACGTTAGCTACTTTGGTTTGATGGTATAGGTTCACATAGTTCATCTGCTTGAGACGATTAAGTGTAGCTATGCCTAAGGAATTAGATTCAACAGCCAGTAAGGCATTGTTGTAATATCTTCCAAGATAGAATAGTAAGTCACCATATCTGGTAGGATCTACTCTATTGTTTCTATATAAAGCTACAACCTCATTAGCTGTATTCATAACTACACAAGCTGAGTAGTCTTGACCTACACCTAACGCACAGTCAGCACCTATTACAAAGTTCTCATCAAACTTAGGATACTGAAATATTTCTATGTCCCCTTCTTTAAAGTCCTCAAAAGAAGAAGAGATATAGTTAAATGTCTGAGTCTTCATAATATGTGAGGGTATTAGGGTTTGTAGCTTTTCAATATTAAACACATTAGCACCAGAAGTTTGAAATGCTTCTTCTGCTGTTAATGGGTATTCTTGTCGGAATTTACTAAGGCCCCCTTCAGCTACCTTTAACCTTCTCCAGTAAAGCTGTTCTAAGTCAAGACCATGTCGATCTTGTATCTTATCTTCTTCACTTGATAGGGTTTCTTTGAAAGCTTCGGGCTCTAAGACTGTTCGTCTGTATTCCGGCATCAAGTACCATGGCACAAAAATAGGAAGGTAATCATTCTCACCTTCTACTGCACCTTTCCATAACCTATGGAATTCGTTACCAACACCATTAGCGGTGGACTCAAGTATCACTTCCGTTCCATTCGCTTCCGAAATACCCTGAAAGAGACCAGCTAGGATCTTCTCATCATGAGTCCAAAAGGCTACCTCTGAGAGGTGAGCAATGGTTGGAGTAGTACCTCGACCAGCTTCAGGGGATCCTGCGGTATAGAGTCTGTAGCCTGATTCATTATGATCAAACAGGATCTCTTTAGCATTGGACTTCTTAAAGACTGGTCTAAACTCATCAGGCATGTTAGCAATAGTATTACGTGACATGTTGAAGAGGGCATCAGATGTGGCTGAGTCATGTGCCATAACAACTGATTTATTGTGAGCATTGAAGTAAGACTTCCAGAACACCCTGCCAGTAGCATAGGTAGATAAGCCCATCTGTCGGCCCTTAAGGATTATAGCCCTGACACGGCCTGTTTCCTCTAGCTGCTTACGGATCTTATCGTCTACTATTCTTTGGGCCTCATTGAACTCAAAGGGTACAAACCCTAAAGAAGAATCCTTAGTCAAGATCTTTATCTGTTCTTTAGAGAATAGCTGAAAGTCCTTCTCGTATTCTGTTAGCTTTATACGTCTCTTAGATTCTTTAACTAACGCAAGCTTTCTCATGTTATTCATTGTAGTCCTCCCAGACCTTAAAGTTTACCAGAGAGAGAAGAACCATAGGAATATATCCTATAGCTTTACCTCTAAGGTTCCTAGCCGTGTCGAGAATGCCCCATAGCCCCTTAAGGGGAGGGGGTATCTATTCTCTACACTAGATATCTATATTCTCTATAAGATCCCATAGGGCCCTTATAGGCTTAGGGCCCCCTCCGTACCCTAAGCTATAGTGTATCTGTGAGTGTCTTCGGGACACTACTCCAAGCATACTGTCGGGTAAGCTCTGATCTTCCTACGTATTCTCTCTCTCTATAAGGTACTATAATGGTTTCCCTCTATAAGGTACTATAATGGGACTTAAAGGGTCTTTAGGGAGTGTATAGAATAACCCTATGATATATGGTACCCTAATATAGCTTTGTACCCCCCTGATAGATCCCTGCACTGTTCCTGTAGAGCCCTTCGGTCTCCTTGGAGTGTATAACAGGCATCCCTAGAGATCCCTGAGATACCTGCTAGTAACGGAGGACATGGGGAGTCCCTAGGG